ATTCCCAACTATGATTTAGGTTAGTAACTTGCTTATACGCCGTCTCCCCGTCCACGCCCTGCTGCTCCAGCCACCACTGAAACTTGCGCCGCTTTTCTTCCAGGTCGGTGAAGTCAAAGCCCATCAGCGCCATGCGGTAGCCGTAGCCCTTGGCGGCGGTGGCGTAGGCGTAGCGGCTAGCAGGTCGGTCAGTGACTATGCCGCGCTCACCGGCAATACGAGCCGTGTCACTACGTGCCTTCAATCCAGCCGCGCTATTCTTGCCCACAATGTCCGCAATAGCTTCTTCGGCTATTTCCACCGCTTCTGGCGATGACTCGCCTTTGCCTCCCGTTGCGCTTATCTCATGGTAAGTATCGTCAAACAACATTGCGTCTCACCAACGTGGCGTTTCACCAACATAGCGTTTCATTGAGTAATTAAGGCCTAGCTTTCGAGCCGTCATCGTCATAACCGCATGTGAAAAAGCCAGATTCATAGTAGCTCTTGAAATCTTGCCCTCTAAAATCCGCTTGCTCAGATAGTGGTCCAACTCTAGCCGATTGTTCTCCTCTTCTTTCCAGAAAACACTAGACAGCGGCCAGCCTTTTTCCGGTCGTTTCAAAGAAAACTCAAACCGCCCAAGCGGCCCTTGCGACACGGTGCGGATCTCGGAAAGATTCATCGTGATCGCCATCATCACATCACCATCAGAAAAAGACGCACCATTATTATGCATTGGTCCATTCGGATGCGTGTGTGTCACTCTCCAATTACCAGCCTTTTTTGCTTGGTCAACTATAGCTTGCGGGATTTCAACATGCCCGACAGTACCTGTTAATCCATGTAGCAAAATACCGTCGCTATCAGTTATCGCCGCCTCTTCGGCTGGTCTTCCACCGAAAGCAACATTTTCGTTAAGCCGCCGTAACATGCCGCCTTCCATTTTGTGCATGTCAACTTTTTCACCCGGAAAATAAACATCATCGGGTATTTTAAAGCCGCCACCTGCATCACGCGGCAAGCTACCACCCACCAACCCAAGCCTACCTTCATGGTTTGGGAACGAGTAGCCGCGCTCGCGCTTCAGCCGCAACTCACTTAACTGAATTAATTGGCTTAAAAATTGGCTGTTAGTCTGCATCGCATTAGCACGGCTGGTGATATGGGCCTTCTTGGTTGGTTTTCGAACACGCTAACTGCACAACAATAAATAACTTTATGGAGTCCGCCGCTAAAAATAGAGCCGCTTTTTCGAATACAAACATTGGCGCGAAGCTTATTTTCATGCTAATACCGCATTCATGCCTATTATCCCGCCCAAAACTGGTCAGTCTGCACTTTTGTCTACCGCCCAATTTGGCGGCTCTGGTGTTTGAGTTGGCCCCAGTACATTCAGCACCCACGCCAGCGCATCCCGCTCCTGCTCATCTTCGGCATAGTCCCGACCACATTTCTCCTTAACCTGAATGCGCAGACTCAGGTAGTCCCGCCGTTCCGTCAGTGTCTTAACGTACTTATTCACGATGCCCCCCCCATTTTTAGAATACAGTTTTTACTATGCCGGAGCGCCATCTCTGACGCCCCGACTTCGCCTTCATTTACGCCGCTGGCGTCACGCCGTACTTGTCCGATAGCCGCTGCAAGTTTTTCTGCATGTCGGTGATCGTCTGCTGTGCATCGGCCTTCTCTTCGTCCGTGCTGGCCGGATCATCCACTACGGCCTGCGCCGATGTGATCAGTGCCTGGAAATGATTGGCCTGCTTTTGCCACTGCGCCCCTGCCTTACCGTGTGTTCCCTGTGCCATAAATGTCTCCTTGTTGTGGGTTAATAAGACTGCTTCAACTACAGTGTACTAATCGGTTGTATGACTCCCTGACTATTCACTTCTAATTCTTTTTTACACTGGCAACACGTGATCAATTCATACCATCGTCCATCTCTGGACTCAGTTTCATATATGCACTCACGACAGCCTTTGTGCTCACAGTCCTGATGCGGCAAATCAAAAGTGCTTAAAGGATCCACATACTGTCTTTGCTTCATTGCCGCAGGCCCCGTATATATTCGTGCAACTCCGCCTCCTGCTCCTCGCTAAACGCCGCATAATTCTCCGCCCCCGGCTTAGTCGGCGGCGGCTTCTTGCCCGGCGGCTGATTACTATTGCCGTTGCCATTGGGCGGCACCGGGCCGCCGTTGCCATTTGGCCCAACCATGGGCATTGGCCCCATCTTGGCCATCTCGAGCTCATTGTCCATCTTGGCCTGCTCTATCTCTTCCTGCTGGTCGGTGATCTCCTGCGGCAAGGGCTGCATGTTGATCAAGTCGCGGAGCGCATTCTCGTCCTCCGGCCCCTTGGTGAGCGCCCCGGCGGTTAGGCCCATCAGGAATAGCTGATACTGATTCTGCTTGGCCTCCTCGGTCACTTCCTTGAACTTAAAGCATGGGTACTGGCCGTGCTCGATCTCATAGTTGAAGTCCAACAGCGGCTTGACGATCTGCTCATTGATGGCTGTCTGCAATTCCCGCCGTAGCTGGCTGATGATCATCAAGAATATGTCAAACTCGGTCTGCGAGCGCGCCAGGCTCCCTACCTGCTGCTCGCTACTCATGCCCATCAGGGACGGCATCAGGATAGCCATGCGAATCAGCTGGTCGCAGTAGTCAAGCACGATCTTGTACTGGCTGCCCACATCCTTGCTCGGCTCCATGAGCTTTAGCTCTATGGACTTGGGCAGCACGATGCCACTACGGCTTTGGAGATTCTTGAGAAAGGACTCCAGGTCGGAGCGCTGGTCGGCCTGGAGCTCGGTGCCTTCAAACGATGCCACGGCGATCGGCTCGGCGAAGCGCTCCATGCTGATGGGCAGGACGCGAAACAGGTTGGTCTTGACCCACCACGAATTATAAGCCGCCTTCAAGTCCGACTCGCCATAGAAATTTTGAAACGAGTTGGCGTGCGAGTAAATACAAAACTTGTCCGACGGCATCTTGACCATATTCTGCCATACGCCGTTGGCTGTCAGGTCGCCCGCGCTGTCCACCTCGAACTGGATCTCATCGGGCGGGCGGGTGCGTAAATTCTTTAAGCCCCACTTGCCCTTGAACGGCCCATAGTCAATTGACCAGTATTCTTTCTCGCTACATGAAAAGCCGTAGGCCAGGCCCGTGAGTATGTCCAGGATCTTGCCGTCAAAGGATCCCTTCATCTCGTTGAAGTTGAACTCCACAAAGTCCTTGTACTCGGTCAGTGTCGTGTCCGATGCCTCGTCGGTGTCCGGCAGGTGGACTTCCCAGCCGGTGGACAATACGGCAAACTTCTTGGCCGACAAGGCGGCCTTCACCTGCTCGTCACGGAGCATGTCGCGGTAAATCTTGATGCCCTTGCGCCGTGCGAGGTCGTCGGGGTTGTACGGCGTGGGGATAAACGACCGCCCGCCAAGCGCAAAGGCGCCAAAGTAGCTGCCCGTAGAGGACACCACGCCGAGCGGCGGGCGTGCCTGCTGGTAGACCGCCACGCCGTTGCCGTTGGCGGCGGGTAATGCAGGCTTAGTCTTGCGCTTTTTAGTCTTAACTTTAGCCATGGCGTCGCGGTTCCTTTATTTCGGCCTTCTTCAGGACATCGGCCCATAGCCTGCTCACCGTCTTTTCAAATTTCTTCTGATGCTTATAAATGACCGCCAAGGAATATCGCCGCTTGCCTCCATAATTTTGATGATGGGTAAGACATGCTGGTCCCTTCATAAAACTCGGCGCAATGAGAACCGCTTTGGCCTTGTCGCTCCCGCATGAATGGCATAATAACCTGCGCTTTTTGGTTTTAGTCTTGGGCATCTATTTAAACTGCGGCGTAGTAACGCTCTCGTCTAGAATTACTCTTAATCCGAACACCGTATTAGGTGATCTTTCTTTATTCACAAAGGGCAATGGAGGCAGGGATTTATACAGCTCCGCATAATCAGCACTGTTTACTCGTACCTCACTTGGTACTTCTCCATATTCTGCTTTTAATGTCCTCACTATATTAATCATCTTTATCAGAGTCATAGTCATTCCTAATCTGGGGGCATCTTTTTTCTTTACTTGCCGATGTTTATAATTATCCACAGGGCCTCGGAGCGGGCGGGCCGCCCGTAATGTCATCGGGGTACGTGGCCACCCGCTCCTTCTCTCTTCAAAAACCGTTTAATCACCTCATTACATGGATGGCATTTTACGCAATGCCAACGCCACGAGTTAGGTTTGTAAACTTCGGGGAAACACTTGTCATTATGCAACCAACTACACACCAACCATTTCCAAATCGTTGTCACCAATCCGGCCTCAGTCTATCGCCCACCATGATGATCGCCTTGGTATTAACGGGCGGTACGCCGGTGAGCTCATTGAACGCGCCCGTGCAGGCGTCCACAATGTCGTCATGGCCACCGCCCGGGAATAACTGAAACTCGTCCAGCGCGTCCTTGTTCCAGTGCGCGGCCAGCATAAAGACATTACCGGCCTCGGCCTGTGACGCCAGCGCATTAGCCCGGATCTCCTTTGGCCCTGTCACCTTATCGCCCTTGAAGTCATAGCCGGCAAGTAACGCCGTGTAATCGGCAATCACCTTGACACCGCTGGAGCCGGGTTCCTGTTCCATGCGGATACGCACACTGCCGTAGGTCTGGCGGTCCGTCTTTGCTGTCTGCAATACTAGCTGCTCCACCTTGTGCGGCGTGAGCCGGTGGCGCTGTATATCGGCTATGAAATACTCCCTGCCAAAATGCCCCATGAGCGCACCCACCGTCCAGTCCGGATCGGCGTCGCCCTTTGGCTCGGTGGCGGCTAAATCCCAGTACCGGACAAAGTGCACTCTATCGAGCGGCACGACATCGACTATCTTGAACCAGTGGCGCATGAACTTGCCGGCCGCTTGCGCCTCCCAGTCGCCGTTCATGATCTGCACGCGTAGGATGGGATCTAAGTGGGCTAAGCTGGCCTCGTATTGCGTCGGGTTGGCGTATGGGTTGTCCCTGATGCTTGCGGGTATGAATGTAGGTGCGCCTTTGTCGCCACGGCGGTACGGGTCTATGAAATGCTCTTTGGCCCATAGACGGCCAACGCCGATCGGGTTGGATGCTGAGCGCACGCGGAGCGGTATCGGGTTGCCCTCAATGGCGCGGAGCCAGCCAAAAGGAAACTCGTACTGCGTCTTGGTAAACTGCGTCACCTCGTCAAAGCCGACAAAGGACCAGTTGACGCCGGTGTACTGGTATTTATCCTTCTCACCTTCCATGTAACCAAACGTGAGTGTGGCGCCGGTCGGGAAATCGTAGCGATTCTTATTGTCCCGCCATTTGGCATCGCTACCGCCCAGCCATTGATGAGCAAGGTCGAGCAGGGCGTCGGGCTTTTGTAATTCCTTGAATGTGCGCCGGATGAGGAGCGCGTTGTAGTTAGGCATGTCAGCAAACTGTAAGGCTGCGGCTAAAAGCGCTTGGGTCTTGCCGCCCATGCCGGCGCCGCCGTAGAAGGCCTCTAGGCCGTCGAGCTTTAGAAACTCTTCCTGCTTGGGAAATGGCGTAATCTTGATGTACTTGTTTAACCGCGGCTTAAGCGTATCGCCCTCGCGCACGCACGTAAGCGGTATGAGCGATTCGGCGGGCTTGAGCAGCAGCCGCTCCACGTCCTCGGCCTTGAAGCGTTGCCCCCA